ATTCTTATCCCGGTTAACCTTTAGAGATGAATATAAATCTTTATAATTCTGGAAGTCTTTTCTCATTTAGTTCCCCAGCAATGTATCCCTTTTCTTTGTCTGCTCTGCTGTTAATTCAGCTCCGGCAGCTCCACCTTCTGTCTTATACAGGACTGACCTGATCGCTTTAGCTTTGGTCTCGTCTTCATCCACAGCAGTCTCAGCGGACGAGGTATCTACATCACCTCCGCCAAACTGCAATACGAAAATACCAAGCAACTTTAAAAAGAATAAGTTCATCATCTTGACACCTCCCGATATAATTGTTTAGGCGTTAGAATCCACCATTTATTTATACCCAAGAAATCTTTACACACTTCAACGCAGGTCTTAAAGTTTAACCTCGGCATAACCATCGCCGTATCTTTTACCGTATAATCCGCTATCTTATAACCCTTAAGCAGATACTCTGAAATCATCGACTCCACAGGCTTATTTAATACATATATCTTCGTGTCCCCTTCCGCAGGATCAATTATCAAGCAGTTCTTATCGTCAATATAGGTTGCTAAAAAACAATGCACAAAACACTTATCAAGGAACCTTATCCACCAAGCGTCTTTGTCCGCTGGCTTAAATACGACTATGTAAGTACGTTGATAACTCAATTATGCGCTCCTACTCTATGGTTAATGCGCTTCACTTGAGAAGCTGAACCGCTTACTGCTGCAATCTTGCCTAAAAGGTAGCGAATAGCATATATAGCCATCATTACAGAATCAGCGTGATCCGGGCTTTCTATACCGGCTTTCCTCATTTCTTCTTTTGCTTGGATATAGACAAGACCGCTTCTGAGATACTTACGCTTGATAGTTTCTAACTGCTTGATTACCTTCTCGTATTTGCCCAAGATAAGCCACTCTTGGTCTGTAAATTCTTTCAGGACAAGGTAACCATCCGCGCGTTGATTACCGGCATTAATCTGCAAGCTGTCTCCGGCTCCATCGAAGCCCTGTATGTCCGGGATAGACTTCTGTAAACTGCAAAACATCGGGTATCCTAAGCCACCTTTATCAACAATCGTCAAATTAGGCGTCCACAATGCCCTTAAAGCTATGGTTTTACCCACGCTGACATCTGTATCCTTATCTCTCCAAGGTCTTTGATCCACTAACTCCCAATGAACATTGCTCTTGCGCTGTAATAGCGAGGCGACGCAATAAGCGCCACCGGCACCGGCAAAGTCAACAGCCATGACTGACTGAGGAACGAAGAGATCCCCGAAGGGTTGCAATGTCTTTGATTTATCAAGTTTGGCGAAGTTAAACAGGAAGTCCTCTGTTTGATCCAAAGGTTCGCCAAGCCAAATATGAGGATAGTCATCCGGGTGGTTGACTTTACATTCTTCGGCTTCAATCTTAGTGGCCTGAGGGCAATGCTTATTATCGTAATAATTAATAGTGATATGCAGGCAATCCTTACGGCCCACTAAGAATTCATATACCGGATCGTTCCGGACAAATCTATTCATCGTAAAGAACAATTTAGCGTTATCTTTTCTGATTGTAGGGATAAGGGCATCCAACGTTGCCTTTGTGATTGCCTGGGCTTCATCAATCCAGACAATATCAACGCCTTCCATACCTTGCACGTTAACCGCGCCCTGCTCACGGAAACCACGGAAATTAAAAACCGCACCGGAAACCCTGTGCGTTACCTTTGAAGCAAGAACCTCAAAGAAAAGGTTATATTTCTTTATCAAGTCTGAAAGCAAAGCATAGACTGATTCGGCTATTGAGTTTTGAATCTCCCTGCCGCAAACAATACGTAAAGGCTTGCCTAATGTCTCGGCAAGATAAAGTAAGAAGCGGCCTACAGTCTGGCTCTTTGAACCACCACGACCGCCCTCTATGAGAAAGTAACGATAATTATTAAACTCGGTAACAATCGGAATAAGCTTATCCGAAAAATCAAGCATCTCAGGAAGCTCTAATTCTAAGACTGCGCTATCCAACGTTAAACTCCTGCTTTTTGCCCGCTCTTTTTATAGCAGGCATTTGAACGAATTTAATCTCACCTGATAACTCATGCTCTGTTTTGTCCTGCCAACCAAAATTCTTTAAAGCGAATATGGCGCCGGTACAATTAGCACCATGCAGTAATCTTTCATAGGCTTGCTCGATTCTTGTGCGCGCCTTTTTTATAGTGTCGGTAAATTCTGGCTTCTTTTCGTACTCGTAGAAGGTGTCTCTGCTGCTGAAACCAAGAAAAACAACTAAGCCGGTAATGGTAGGAACGTATCTTTGCACTCTGGTTGATTTACCTTTTTTATTCTTAACAAGACCTAAATCAACGTAGGCTTCTGTTTTAAAATATTCATCTATGGCGGTCTGTAATTCTTTAGGAGAGTTATATAATGGCGGTCTTCCGACGGGATTTGGCTGTTTTTTATGGTTTTTTCTCTTTTTATTCTTCATATTTTACCTATTAAAAACAAAAGCCCGCCTCGTGTGCGCACGAAACGGGCTTAAAGCTAATGGAGCTGATCAGGCTCTTTTATGGATATATTATCGCAATCACTACCTTTAAACGCAAGCAATACTCCCGATATATCGGAAAGAGATTATTTGATTAACCAAAAGTTTCTTAAATAAGTTGCCCTTATATTGTTTGTCTCTTCTAAAAATTCAGTGGGGGGAGAATAGAGATATTTCTCTAAACTTTTTGTACGAAACCAAACAATAACCATACAGACGCACCAACTAATTAACGCACCCAAAATAATCATCTTAATGCTACCTCCTTCGCTTGTTGCTTAATCTTCAATATCGAAGGCGACACTCTCCGGTCTGTCTTTCGATAAAACTTATTAAAATTTTCACGGTGATGCTCGCGATGGTGTTTATACTGACACTCCGGATGTCCACAGGTCTTTCTTATTTTTGATCGTTTATTACAGTAGGGGCATAACCCTGCCATTAATCATCTCCTTTCGTTTTTATGTTTACTGTTATAAATCTTATCTTCTCCGGTATATTCTGCCTGCTCACAGAACAACTCTTCTGCCTCTACTGCGCTCATGTGCTCCCTATGGTAAGGCGCTCTAATGCTAAAACCAGGAATTTCGCCTCTATACTCGTTATCGAATTTCTCTATCTCCTCAAAGGTTACGCCTCGGAATAAGCACAATCCTATTTCCCAAATCTCGTGAATCAGGCATAGCCACGTTACAACCCAGTTCTTTTCTTTAGAAATCCTAATCTCTAAAACTCCGGGTTTAGACCACCAGTAATCTCCGTTTTCACCGAAACGTTGCGCTTCTTGAGGGATAACTTTTATGTTGATCTCTTTTAGATTTATTTTTCTTCCGTTCATCCCCTCCTCCGCACTTTATCTCGCCCAATATAAATACCCCCGCCCTGAGCCTTCCGGTAAATCGCCTGTAAGGAATCTCCCTGTTTCTGAGATAGATTCTTACCCTTATCAACCCACTCTTCTATGGAAATCATAAAATCCATCTCCCACGTATTCAAGTTGTAGTCTGAATCCTTTATCTTCTCTATTAGTATCTTGGCGTCATTATTTAGCATTAACCGCCTCCGGCTTTTTCTCGGATAAACTTAGCTCCTTTATCTTGTCCCTGATCTGCTGCACAATACTCTTCCGGCCGCTTTTATCCACAGAAATACCATGCTCTCTCATAAAGGCAACCTTGCCCCTCTTATCCACACACTTCTTGCAGGCGTGCCCTACCAAAACCGGGACCAACTCAAACTTTCCGGGTGAAGTCTCTTGCCTCTGCCGTTCCCAAAGCGATTGAGGGAAATGTTTTGTATCTGCCTTATGGGCATCTCCGCAAAGCCTACAGTTTAATTTAAGTGCCATTCCGAATTTCTCCTTTCTTGTATACGGTTAGCCTTTGATTACTGCTAACGGTAAGAGTTCGACTAAAATTTCTACCAAGTCCTTTTGATTATTCATTACTACGTCAATATCTTTATACGCTCCGGCTGCTTCATCTAAATCCTGCTCTGTTCTCATGCCGTGAATAATCCCTTTGTCATTCATGCGC